CATATTTATCAGCTTCTTCGATAAATCTGTTACGTTCATACATCTCAGTAGTGAGACGATTACCAAGCATCCAAAGTTTCATGAAGTGTTTTACTTACATTAATATTATACAATAAAAAAGCACCCCTGTGAAGGAGTGCTGTGACAGTTGTGGAAGTGGTTTAGAGAGCATTGCCCCTCGGAAGAACTTCCTCTGGGAATACAAAGTTCTCATGAGGTTGGTCAACTGGTGCCAACCAGGCACGGAGTCCTTCGTTGAGCAAGATATTCTTTGTGTAGAAGGTTTCAAACTCAGGATCCTCAGCCGCTCTAATCTCCTGACTCACGAAATCATAAGCACGAAGGTTAAGAGCAAGACCGATAATACCAATGGATGAGGTCCAAAGACCCATAACAGGAACAAAGAGCATAAAGAAATGAAGCCACCTCTTGTTACTAAAAGCGATGCCGAAGATCTGGGACCAAAATCTATTCGCCGTAACCATCGAATAAGTCTCTTCCTCCTGAGTTGTGTCAAATGCTTTGAAAGTGTTTGCTTGTTCACCGTCTTCATACAAGGTGTTCTCTACTGTAACACCATGAATCGCAGAAAGCAATGCACCACCCAGGATACCTGCTACACCCATCATATGGAACGGGTTGAGTGTCCAATTGTGAAAGCCTTGGAGGAACAGCAAAAATCTGAATATCGCCGCAACACCAAAGGAAGGCGCAAAGAACCAAGATGACTGTCCAAGTGGATAGATGAGAAATACGCTAACGAATACGGCAATAGGACCCGAAAAAGCAATTGCATTGTATGGTCTAATTCCTACGAGACGACTAATCTCAAACTGCCGAAGCATAAATCCTATGAGAGCAAAGGCTCCGTGGAGCGCCACAAAATTCCAGAGTCCTCCAAGTTGGAACCACCTGACAAGGCTTCCCTGAGACTCAGGACCCCAAAGTAGAAGAAGAGAATGACCCATAGCATCAGCAGGCGTTGACACAGCCGCTGTAAGGAAATTAGCACCCTCAAGGTAACTACTTGCGAGTCCGTGGGTGTACCAGCTCGTAACAAACGTTGTGCCAGTAAGCCAGCCACCAATTGCAAGATAAGCAGTGGGAAAAAGAAGTAATCCAGACCAACCCACAAAGACAAAGCGATCTCGTTTAAGCCAGTCATCCAGGACATCGAACCACCCCCTACTTGGAATGTTTAGTGTACTTGTTGTCATTGTTATTTACCTTTGAATCTTTTAACCAATATAATTGAGGCCAAGTATCACGAATGATCTCGGCAAGTTTATAAGGTGTTTGTGAACTTATCACTTGAATCCTTTATTTAATTTTTTTTTCTTTTTAGAAATGTCTAAAACTTCTACATGAGAAATGTATTGTGAAATTGTATTCCACCAAATTTCTTGTACTTCTTCCCAAGATTCAACAACTTTAGTTTCACATCCAGTATCACTACAATGATAATGAATCTTGTAATGATGCCTATCATATGGCAAACTAGAAGATTGTGTGAAATATCTGGGATCTGTTCTATCAATCAATTGTGTCATTTACTATAAGTATCGTAACCCTTTTCATCATCACTCTTCTTGAGTTCTGCCATAAGTTCTTTTTCAGTTTTAAAGTGATGTCCCTTCAATTCTGAATTTGGTTGTGATGGTTCAAAAGGACTTCGATCAAGGTTCTTGATAATGATAAATGCATCTTTATTATACTTGCGGGTACCTAGTGGAGACTGCCACTTTTTGTTGTACTCCTCACCCACATCAATACCAGAAACTGAAGTACCACCAATCTCAACACTAACATTATCATAACAATCCCATCCAAGTTTAGCGATTGTATCGTAAAGATTTTGAACTACACCTTGATTGCATACAGCAATTGCTTTACGTTTTGCAATCAGAGAACCATCATCCATAACATTTTCCTCGGGATCAAGTTTGCCAATCATGAGAATAAGTAAAATAACTTAACAATTTTTAACAAAAAGAAAGGGGACAAAAGTGTCCCCCCTCTATGTTTATTTAATTTGTATCAACCGATAGCAGGTGCGGTGAGAGCAACAGGAGTTGACTCAGCAGCAGCGAGGTCGAGAGGGAAGTTATGAGCATTTCGTTCGTGCATTACTTCCATCCCAAGACCAGCACGGTTAAGAACATCAGCCCAGGTGTTCAGGACATGACCTTGGTTGTCCATGATGGACTGGTTGAAGTTGAAACCGTTCAGGTTGAATGCCATGGTGCTAACACCAAGTGCAGTGAACCAGATGCCGATGACAGGCCATGCTGCGAGGAAGAAGTGCAGCGAACGGGAGTTGTTGAACGAGGCATATTGGAAGATCAGACGACCAAAGTAACCGTGTGCAGCAACGATGTTGTAGGTCTCTTCTTCTTGACCGAACTTGTAACCATAGTTCTGTGACTCGTTCTCGGTGGTTTCACGAACCAGCGAGGAAGTAACCAGAGAACCGTGCATAGCACTGAACAAAGAACCACCGAAGACACCAGCAACTCCAAGCATGTGGAAGGGGTGCATCAGAATGTTGTGCTCTGCTTGGAAGACAAGCATGTAGTTGAAGGTGCCACTGATACCCAGGGGCATTGCATCGGAGAAAGAACCTTGACCGAAAGGATAGACCAGGAAGACAGCAGAAGCAGCAGCAACAGGAGCACTGTAAGCAACGCAAATCCAAGGACGCATACCAAGACGGTAAGAAAGTTCCCACTCACGACCCATGTAAGCATAGATGCCAATCAGGAAGTGGAAGACAACCAACTGGAAAGGACCACCGTTGTAAAGCCATTCATCCAGAGATGCAGCTTCCCAAATGGGGTAGAAGTGAAGACCAATTGCGTTTGAAGAAGGAACAACAGCACCAGAAATGATGTTGTTGCCATACATCAGAGAACCTGCAACAGGCTCGCGGATGCCGTCGATGTCCACAGGGGGAGCACCGATAAAGGCGATGATGAAACAAGTAGTAGCAGCAAGCAGGCAAGGAATCATCAGGACTCCGAACCAACCAACATAAAGACGATTGTCGGTGCTGGTTACCCAGTTGCAGAACTGTTCCCAAGTATTCGATTGTTGTTGACGTGAAAGTGTTTGAGCCATTGTTTTGAACAAAAAAGTAAGACCATCAGGGGAATGGTGGAGTTACTATTTCCTCGCCACCCTCAGGCAAGGATATGAGAGACGTGATTTAGACACCCTATAGGTCTCGGTTTGGGGTGTTTACAACGGTTTGAGAAATGTTACATTCCTTAACGTGTTGATGTATTTATCATACTACGGTTTTCATCACCTGTCAAGTCATCATTTTAGATGATTGTTTGGGAGCACTCACCACAGTTTTGAACTGTATATCACCGCGAACATTTTGTGTCAATCTAGTTTATTGCATCTCTAAATAAATAAAGATTCAAAAATATGGGGTGTATGAAACGTCTATTACCTCTCGCTATTCTTCTGATGACCGCAGGTGCAGCAAATGCTGGCGGACTTGTTACTAAACATGCATCTAGCGTTCAACTGACTGTTGATGCTGCTCGCTCTACTGCGGTAAGAATTGGTGGTAGTTATTCTGCCTCTGGTTCTAATATCACAGCAGGCACGATGGGTGGCGTTTCCACTGGTGCTGGCACATACACCGTCACCACATCTGGACAAGATTGGTCGTTGAGTGAAACATACAACGCAGCAGATAGTGTTCCTGCCTCTGCTGTTAGCACAGGTGATGTTCCTAACTTTGGTAATGTCACTTCTTATGCTGCTGGCACTGCTGGCACACTCGCAGGTACGATTGACAGAACTCATGCTATCACGCTGACTGCTGGTGGTGCAGGTTCATCTGCAACAGGACAGTTCGTTACCGAGATCACTGTTATCGACTAATACTATATAACCATGAAGAGATTACTTTTCGTGGCATTCTTACTGGGATCACCAGCAATGGCGGTCCCAGTGGTCCCTAACTTCACTCAGGGGTCGATGACAAGCCACACGGAAACAACACAAAAAATCACAGAGACCATCAACTCGATGGACTATAGCACAGGGTATCAATACTCTGCTACAGGAAGTGGTATTACAGCGTCAGGAAATCTTTCTCCTGGCACAGGAACAAATAATGTAACTATTGATGGAGTGACATCGACATGGACAGGCGTAACAAACAAACCAACGTTCACACAGACAACACCAGGAGCAGCGTTTCAGTTCACAGAAACGTACTCGGGTCCTGGTTTACAAAATCATACGATTATCGAAAGAACCACGGACATTACAAGCGTAACAGATACTACAAGTATCTTCTCCCAGTAATTGCTGCTCTAGTAGCAGCACCAGCAAGAGCAAACGTTGGTGGTGTATCAGCAACTGCAGCTCCAGTGGCAAATAGCTCTGGCTCAGTGACTAACCAAGCTATCCAGGTTTTACAGGGGCCATATATCACTAACACTTACGGAGGGGGAATTCAATGTCAAGGACCCACTCGTAATTTTACACCCTATGTAACTGGATCAGTCTCTGCTTCCAAACCATACGAAGATTATTATGATACTCCTGTCTATGACATGAGAGATTTAACAGGTGATTTTGATGATGATGGTAACCCAATTGGGGATGGAGCACCTGATAATCCTGGGGACGTGTTGTGGTATCAACCAACACGAACTGGACAAAAAGATAACTACAGTCTTGGCATTGGTTTCTCTATGACATGGAGTACACCAACTGATAAAAAGTTACAAGCACTATGTAAGGAAGCAGCAGCAACACAGATTGAATTGAATAATCAGTTAGTTGCTAACAAGAGATTGGATTTTGAGATCGCTAGACTGAAAAATTGTGGTGAATTGATGAAGCAAGGTATTCAATTCCACCCCAAATCTCCTTACTACAAGGTGTGTGCTGATGTGGTTGTGAATAATCCTCCAGGACACCAGCATCCACACGTTCATGCTATCCCTTCTGTTTCTTCTTCCTCCTCGGGAACACAGAACGAAGCTCCTTCACAGCGTGGTTCATCTGACGCTGCTCTGCTCGGCGGTCCCCTACAGACTGGACGGGAATAGGTTTCTTACGAATAGCAGCAATCTTCTTCATGACCTTCTTCACTGTAGGTTTCACTGCCTTCAACAGTATGTCAGCCAGAGGTTTTGCTAGCAGTGCTGATGCTGTAGCAATTACAGCGACACCACCCACCTGAACAACCTGACCACCACTAGGCAGTCCTGCTACTATCTGTTGAGGTAGTGGGACTGCTTCTGTTATCTGGACACACTCATTACCCATCAGTTTGTATTCAACTACCTTCTTTCTAAATCCTTCTACCAGTGTTCCTACAGGTTCCTTTGCTTCCTGTGCTGGTGTAGGACATTCTAATTTAGCAGTAGTAACAGGTACTTCTGTCTTAGGTGCTTTAACTTCTGGTGTTTCTGGTGGGTCAGGTGTCTTAGTTTTTGGAATAGGAGCAGGCTCCGTTAGGATCATCCTGTTTGGTTCAAACTGAATAGGATTAAAACTAGGGATGCCAGAATCGCAAAACGTAACCAGTCCTCTTTCGTCATCAGATTTGATCTGATTATTCTTTGGATTATTTGTTTCATGTGCCTCTACACATCCAGGGATGTCAACGATAGGGACACCAATATTTACTGTTACTGGAGGAGCAACAGGGATGGGAGGTGAAGAATAGTTACCAGGATCCACCACAGTGACATCAGGTATACTGACACCACTGATATTAATCTCTTTAATTTCCATTAGTCTTCAAATAATTTAAAAATTCCTGTCCAAATAGAATGGAAGAACACATATAGGAAGAAAGTATTTTGCGCTTCTTTCTTTGCCTGTTTCTTGTAAGTCGTTTGTGCCATAATATACCTCGGGGTATGTATTATTTAACAATTCTCATGGAGTTCTCAGCAATCATTAAATGCTGATCCAACTTCAGATCCGATAGTCTCACCAGCTTGTTTTCCTAGGAGCAATGCCCAACCACCTGCTAACCATCCAATGTAAGGTATCCCAGAGACCGCAGGAACGACGAGACCAGCCGCTATGCTAGTTCCTGCCATCGCACCTTGTGACCGTGCTCCAGCGTCCGCCGCGATGCACTCTGCGCTTAGGGCATTCGACTTTCCCTCAGCATCAATTGCACCTCCCATATTTCTGACGCCTTCCATGGTGTATTGATCACGACGATACTCAGTTCGCTGCTCAGATCCTCCGCCAAAGAAACCTTTCTTTTCACGGTCAAGATCTAAAGATTTTTCAGATTCTAATACCTTAGGATCATTTGCTCTGTATTCAATACGATATCCATCCTTTCCTGCTTCGATTGTATAAGATGAATAAGGACCACGAGGAAGATTAATTGTAGGAACTGATGGTGGTTCCGCCTTCCTGTCAATCAGATAACCCAAAAGACCTAGATGTGAGATAGCAAACAGAGCACCAGCAGTGCTAATCATTATCTTCCATCCAGATGGCTTCTTTGGTTGTGGTGTTGGAGCAATATAATCTTCTTTCTCGTGGTTGAATATACTCATGGGAGTTTGGGGATAGCAGGTCCAGTTGTACTAGGTACAGCAGGACCAGTAACTTCTGGGATGTCGGGCATAGCAGCATCGATTAGACCAGGAAGAGCACCACTAACTGCTTCAACAGCAGCAGCGGATAGTTTTGCTCTCGCCTCTTCCATCATTACATCTGCATTCTTATACAAATAAACACCCCCACCGATGACTGCCAGTGAAGTCAGTCCCGATAGGAGTGCGATAACGTTAATTAGTTTTTGCATTTTACGATACGTGAACGGTACCTATCATACCTGCACCCTTATGAGGAGCACACCAGTATGTATAATCACCTGCTTCGGTAAAAGTGACATCAAACTCTTCACCAGGAAGCAATGCGAGTGCTTCATGATCGAGTTCGGGATGATCCTCAACAATAACATTGTGTGGAGGAAGCATATTATTCACAAAGTGAACTGACTCACCAGATGAAATTGAAACTTCTGCTGGTTCAAATACAAGATTACCATCAGCACCCATCATTACATCTACAGCCCAAGCAGGTGTAGCAAGAAAGAGTGTAGCTAAAAGTGCAAAGAAAAACTTCATTTAAAGTGTTTGCAACTTCATTATATAGGTGGTTCACTGCTTCTCTTCCATAATAGAAATAAGTGTTGTATAAGGAATCCATGCAGGATGTTCTTCCTTAAACTGAACTTGAACCTCAGTAATTACTTTTTGAAGTTCTTTGTCATAAGATTGGCGTGTATTCTTTACATAATTAAAAGGATTAAACATCAAATTCCTCAAATAAGTGTCCCGTGGGTACGTCTAATTTCTCTAAGTTCTTCAAAATTTTTCTGCTTAGTTCCACCATCATAAGCCCAAGCGTATCCTTCGTCAATCATTTGTTCGTTTAACGATACTTCTGCATCTCCAATATATAACCAACCAAGAAGGCGACCATACTTACCCATACCACCAACCAGTTCAGTTCTAATGACGAGATCGTCGTCTCCATCGATAGCACCTTCTAGTTTTTCTTTCATCCAGTTGGTAGCATCAAGACCTAATGCCTTCTCTTCAAGATCTTTTGTTCTCTTCTCTGGCGTATCAACGCCTGCAACTCTAACTCTTTCTTTCTTGTATAAATCAAACCCGAGATCAATAGTAACGTCAATAGTATCACCATCGACAACACGATTAATTTCTATAACTCGGAAGTTGTAACAACTCTTCCGACTTGGTGGGGTCATTGCTCCCATGATTTACCTCCTGTGCGTTTGCTGCAATACCAATCACAAAAGCACCAACCGCAATAACTGCAGCAGCACCCCATACCCAACGTTCTAGTTGTCTGACCCTATTCTTAAGGTCATCATTTTGTTTTTCAATACGACTTGCAAAAGAATCCAACTCACTCATTTGAGGAACTTCTTTCATACGTTCCTCTAAAGAAATAACTCTTTCTCTAAAACTTTCTACTCTACTTTCTAGAACAGCAAGTTTAGAATCCTGTTCGGCATCCTTATTCGTCAGGTCGCTCATCTTTCATTTCATTATTTGCCATACGAAGTATATATGCAACATAATACAAAACCCCTGCCAAAAGAATGGCAAGGGAAACAATTACACTCCACGTTGGGTCATTTATATCCGCGAGGGGGCGAAGGAACAGTTCCATCTTTACTATTCATACTAGGTATCATTTGATAAGAGAGTTTATCTCTCAACCTATTTACACGCTCTTCATCAAACTTAGAGAAATGTCCGCGTTTCTCAACATGTTTATAATAATGCAAAGCATTTTGGATGATTGTAAAATCCTCTATTGATAGTTCAAAATTCATGGATTTCCTCGTTCAATTCCCAAATCATCTAGATAATCAATCCACCATTGAGGATCTTTTTTCAATTTCCAATTAGGTACTGGTTTACCTTGTTCAGAATAATATGTTTCAATTGCTTCATCGATAGTCTGTGCGATCTCCATACTCCTCTTCCTCTTCATCAACGTCTGCATATGCATCTGCCACATAAGGTCCGTGTGGTTTTTTGGATTCTGCTCTGACATACTTTCGTTCATCATTTGCTGTGAATAACAGTAAACTTAATTTCATCACAATCCATATGATTACAATTGGTGATAGACAAGCAATTAGTACTACTGGGTTCATTAGTCATCATCCTCATCTTCGTATAAAGGACATGGTTCTTCAAAAAGATGTTCCATTCTAAGTTGTTTAATTCTTTCTTTAAGTCCTTTGTAGAACTCCCTTTTTTCTTCTTCGTTCATTTATGTTTTTTAGTGAACGGTTCCCAATGTTCCCAACCATACTTGTGAACTGCCCACATTCCTAGAACGGGAACAAATACCAACGCCAAACACATCGGTCCAAGGGTCCATGGATTATTTAGTGTCCAAGCAGCAAAATGACCAATTTTATGAATCATGCTGGATAATCCCAATCAGTTATTCTTCGCGTTTTGTAATCTGGTCCCCACGTACCAGGCATATAGATGTAAGGAGCAGTACGTATGGGGCAAGAATCCCCAGTACAAAGTAAATCATTTACAATTCTCCAAGATTCTAACACTTCTTCAGAATGAACAAAGTGTGATTGATCACCATTAATTGCTTCATATAATAGTCTTTCATATCCATCAACACCCAACCAATCTGGATATCTGTGTGTCAAAGTAGCAGTTTCTACATCATTATTAAATCCAGGAGCTTTCATATCAATACGAATATCAAAATGAGCATGTGGTTGTAATCGCATCACAATTCGATCGTTATATTCATGCCCCTCAAACAGTTGTTGCGGTGGTGATTTTAGTTTAATTACAACTTCAACACATCCATAAGGCATACATTTACCAGTCAAGATGCGAAAAGGAACTCCCTCCCAACGCCAGTTATCAACATATAAAGTACCAGCAGCAAAAGTAGGGGTATTACTGTTAGGATCAACACCCTCTTCAGATTTATAAGTTTCATATTGCCCAAGAATCATGTCCTTGCCCAAACGAGTAGCAGCAAGAACCTTCGTTTTTTCGCGACGAATTTCTTTTGCATCCATTCTGCAAGGTGCTTCCATAGCAATGAGTGCTAGAACTTGAAGGATATGATTTTGAAGCATATCTCTTACAGCGCCAGCAGTCTCATAATATTGCGATCGACCTTCACAACCGAATGTTTCAGTAGCAAAAATCTGAACTTCTTCTACATAGTTGCGGTTCCAAAGTGGTTCAAGGAGAATATTACTAAACCTTGTAGCAAGAATATTATTGACAGTATCTTTACCAAGATAATGATCAATGCGATAGACCTGCTTCTCCCGTAAATGTCTACTAACCACAGACTGTAGATGATCAGCAGATTTATAATCACGTCCAAAGGGTTTTTCGATAACCACTCTGGACCTTTCTGGATCTTCAAGGAGTCCAGATTCTTTAAGATTGATGATAGAATTTTCATATCGTTCTGGTGGTACGGATAGAAAATAAGTATTATCTTGAAGATAATCTGGAAGGTGACGGAGAGTATCAACATTGTCCAGATCTACACATTGATAATCTAAATGATGTAAAAACTCTTCAGGATATTCACCTAAGGTTTCTTTCCACTGCTCGGATGTTGGTTCCCTTCTGGCAGATCCAGTAATTACAAAATTATTTGGAAGAAGATCTTTCTTCCATAATTCAAACAGTGCAGGAATTAATTTTCTCCTACAAAGATCTCCAGTTGCACCGAAGATAACTATTCCTGAAGTCTCTGGGTTAGTGAGCGGTTCCATTTCCGTCATACTTGTCTGTTTCATAGTAGTTATTTTCACCTTTTCGTATCCCGAAATATATCGTGGATAGTACAAAGGGTATTGCGATCCATTTAAGAACATCAGCGAACATCGTGACCTCCAAACATTGCCCGCATTCCATTCAGAACCTTGGCTGCGAAAGCACCAAGACGGCGCGACTCAAAACGTGCCCACAACGCACTGCTGATGACAGGAGCGGGTACGCCAAGATCCACAGCAGCGTGAACCGTCCAACGACCCTCACCACTGTCTGATACTCCCCCATCGAACTTGCTAAGCTCTCGATCGCCGCGTAGTACAGTAGCGGTAAGATCGAGTAACCAAGAACCAACCACACTACCACGACGCCATAACTCAGCCACTTCAGCAACGTCAATATCGTATTGATAATCTGCTGGATTTTCCATTGGAGCAACCTCAGCATCACCCTCCTTAACGTATGCCGACCCAGCATTAGCTTCATGCAGGATATTAAATCCTTCTGCATATGCTTGCATGATTCCATACTCAACTCCATTGTGAACCATCTTTACAAAGTGACCTGCTCCAGCTGGTCCACAATGTAACCAACCATGTTCGGCACTTGTTTCATGAGAGAGGGGGTCTGTACGAGAGGCAGATCCGATACCTGGGGCGAGTGCCCTAAAGATGGGAGAGCAGACGGATACTGCAGTATTTGTACCACCAACCATAAGACAGTATCCACGCTCCAGACCGTAAACACCACCACTAGTACCACAGTCAAGATATTGGATGCCAAGTTTAGCAAGCCTTTCTGCCCTGCGTCTAGAGTCTTTAAAATTGGAATTGCCATGATCAATAATAATATCGCCTTCCACACAAAATTGTAGTAGCTCATTCAGTGTATCCTCTACAGTTTCTGCTGGTACAACCATCATAAAAATACCAGGATTTTTAGCAGGATCACCAAAAACTCCTCTTCCGCTATGAACTACTTGAACAAGGCTTTCCAAAGAAGTGGTACATCCACTAATATAACCCTTCTCATATTGCTCTTCAGCTTTTTTATAGTTGTTACGATATCCATGAACTTCGATACCTGCTTTGATCATACGACGAGACATACCCTCGCCCATTCTTCCTAGACCGATTAAACCTACCTTCATCCTTTAACCTCTTTTAAAAATTAACTTCGGTATCTACCTGGCCATGTTAATTGCATTCCAGCAATTAACAATGAAATGAATGCAAATACAAACAATAGACTCATAATTTTACCTCCTCTTTTACTACCAAATCGCTTACATCTGGTGGGAATGGTTCACAATCCTTCTCTCTCACAGTTAAATGATCAGGATCAAGGATTCTCATTGCTTCCGCAAGTTCTTGGAAATGTTGGATCTCATCATTCATAATCTCCCAGATTTTTTTATCATTATAATCTTCATATGCAAGATAGTGTGCATATGTCTCAGCAGCGTGCATCTCTATTTCGTAGGAGAGATGGTAAGCAGCGCGAGGAGATATCCAATAATAAACCACATTGATCCAATAATAGATAAGAACGAGGTGTCTGGCAAAGAAACGATCAATCCAATAAGAATTACCGCCCCTAGATTCCATGTACTCCAAATGCTCTGTTTCATTGACGCTCTGCTCGAAGTGTTCTTTCATTAAGTATATGTGCCACTGACCACGCAAACCTAAAGATTCACGTAAATGTAACACACTCAAAAATGCAAAATAGGGTGCCCGAGCAATCTCCTCAAGCACCCAGAAACGTTGAAAATGTCTACCACGATAAAGATAATCAATGATTGCTACAGTAATGTTAAGTGTAACTTCATTGAATTTTTTCATAAAGTATTACGTCTAAACACTACAGTATCTATCAGTCTAATAAGTTAATGTACTGATATTCTGTTACCATTTCCTAACTTACTTTTTAGGTTCAATTGCAGATTGAAAAGGTGGTTGTTCTTCTCTTTTTGCTATTTTACCATTTCCATTACCACCTGCTTTGGCAGGACTCAATCCGAATGCAGCTAAAGACCCACTGAACACAGAGGCTATGAATGTTGGGTCAAAATCTAAAATCTTTTGACCATTTGGAAGTCTAACGTAACTGAATGTGAGGAGAGATGCGGACCAAATAAGTACAACAACTTTCACTAAATTACCCAAAACTTCACTCTTATCTTCATCATGGTCCTTTTCTTCTACCTTTGCTTCTTTGGATTTGTTTCCGAGCATTTAGTATAGAACAAGGCATATTTATTTATTTCATAAGTATTTTAATCTAGAATCGGTATTCGTCAAGAATGTCCAAAACCATACTTAAATATCTATGTGCCATTTTCTTTTCTTCATCATACGGAGTTGGTTCCCAATCCACATTGTTCTTTAACTTCAATACCCTAACTCTCAATTCTTCTACACTAACTTGATTTCTAGGCATAAAAAAAGACCCACTATATTATGTAGAAGGTCTTTTTATATTAAATTGAATTTTGTGCGGGAATCATCATCCCACCACTCATATCGTCATCATCATCAACATTTCCATCGGTCAATAGGGCAGCAAATATAAACCCTCCTATCATGGAAGCTGCTATGAGTAACATGTCGTTCACCATACACCTGGGATGATTTGTCCTGTGGCAGCATAAGATCCCATTGCGGCAACAACACCGATCATTGCTGCCCAACCATTAATGCGTTCTGCTTTTTCGTTCATTGTTTTTTCTCCAAAGTTTTGTTGTAAATTACGACTCTACCGTTTTCATGAGTGAATATAAGTTCATCATGTTGCCCCCAGCAGAGTTCTTCGTATAGGGCATTTAGTTTGGAAACATCTTCAAATAATTGATTATTCTCTTGCATAAAAGTCAAATGTTTTACGGATATTCTGTGTGATATCTAGTCCACCAACAAACTTTTCTTTTAATACGCCTTCAGCATCCGTAACAATAAGAACTGGAGTTGCAGTAACTTCATACTTTTTTGCAAATGCTTTTGCTTCTTCTGTAGGTTCTGAACCAACATCTTCAAGATCAATATATTCAATAAGATCAGTACGTTGATCTTTCATAGCATTGAAATACTTATCAACAAGCATACAAGGACCGCATGATTTTTTAGAAAAGAGATAGAACTGATTCATCAAAACAATTCCTCTTCTTTTTCAGTCTCAATAACACAGTCGCTAGTGGGATATGCTACACAAGTAAGAACAAATCCTGCATCAATCTGATCATCATCCAAGAACGATTGATCAGATTGATCAACTCTACCACTGACAATCTTACCAGCACAAGAAGAACACGCACCTGCGCGACAGGAATAATTCATATCAATACCTGCTTCTTCAGCAGCATCAAGAATGTACTGATCGTCCTCACACTGAACAACTTGCTCAGTGCCATCAGGAGTACGAAGAGTAATAGAAAAAGTCATAATAATTAACTATTTGAAAATTTTTTTAATTGTTTAAATTGTTCTGTTACGATTTTACAATCGCTTGTTGGTGTGGCAATACAAGGTGAACAATAACCTTCTGAAATATGATCTGGATCTAATGGTGTGCTTAGATTATCAGGATGATTTACAGTTCCTTCAAGAACTTTAGCAACACAAGTTAGACATTCTCCATTTTTAGTACAGTTTTCATTGAGAGTTATGTGAATGTTATTTTCTTCACAAAGTTGGCGAATGGTTTTATTTTCATCACATTCAAATGTGAGTTCTTCACCAATGTTCGCCAAATCTCTAACAGTTACGTTATAAGGCATTTTTAATCTAACAGTAATGCTATATTTATTTTGAAGTTACTGCAGTCCAACACCAGACATCCAACCACCAGATCCTTCATGAAAGTTTTCTGAACCACCACCAAAAGATGGAGTAGGATTTAAATGAAGAGTAGTGTTATTATTTTTAGTTGCAATCTCATACATGATTTGATGAATGTTTTCCGATTCTTTTACATGAATTGAATCAGAATCAATATCTTCTTTAGAAGCGTTTACCTGTGCAACTAATTCTTGCTCTTCCACAAACTTTTCATATTCGATTTTAGATTCTGTAATTGGTGCAGGACCAAACCAAGGATCATCATCGAGGAACAGTGGAGCTGGATATGTCATTAGTAGGTTTCGGAAAGTTGTTCAACAGAGTATGCCAACAAAACAAAGAAGGCAATGCTTGTTATTGTAAACAATGTTGTAGTCATTGTCAACCCCCGTCAGAATCCGAATGCTCCAAAGAAAAATACACTACCAGTAGTAGCATAAGAAATAATAGCAGCAACAAATCCAAGCATAGCAGTGCGTCCATTCAATTTCTCAGCACGTTCGGCATGAGACTCGATACCATAACGGGCACGATCTTCATCAGTCATATACATTGTAGGTTCAATAGCGAACATATTTTGTTGTCCACGCTCATTCGTTGTTACGGTCATGGTCTTATGTAAAGAACTGTTACATAATTATATAGTAATGTAACAACTTTGTCAACACTATGCTTGTTTTGATATCATAACATAATTGAGTATATTTACTTAGAGTACATTCCTGGAGGTAGAGTTCCAAAGTAAGGATCAAATTCAAGCAATTTACTCCAATCATCTATATCTGGAGATGATTCTCTCCAAAAATTCCATAAACCTTCGTAACTAGATTTGTGGAACGTATCAATGTGATTATCATGAATGCTAGATCCCAATTCAATCTTATACATAAAAACTGGAATTGCATAGGTATTACCAGAATTATAAATTAGATCATCGGCAACAGCTCTTGGTTTAACTCCATTATCGATTTTATACTTATCACCACGAACATGATGGTTTATAAGTTTTGTTGCATGATGACGAGTAATTAAATAACATGCTGTAGAAAAATCATTTACAAATCTTTTATGAAGTTTTACATGAATTTCAGATGGATTAATTATAGCCATCTGAACTACATCAAAATCATAGGGAATATGACTAAAAAGTTCTTTCCATGTAAATCCCCAATGCCTAATAGGTGAAAGATCACAATCATCTTCCATGATCAAAGCATATGGTTCATCTGTTTTTAAAAATTCAACCAATGCTTTTAAGTGAGATGTTGTACATCCCACCTCGCCAGATGACATATTATCGGGATAACGACCCTTTAAAATTCCACCAAGATCTCTACCATCTCTACCATCATATGCAGAGATACGTGTATAATTTTTAATACCCCAATATTCAAACTGTTCTTCCATATACTTTCTTCTTTCTGGTTGCTCATCCAGATTTAGATAATATACTGGGGGTAATCCCTTTGCTTTATGTAATGACTTGTTTTTATCCATTTTCTCCTTTAAATTTATTCATTGCAGACTCAATTACAACATGCATGTCCATATACTTATACTCTGCTAATCTACCACCGAATATTATATTTGTCAATGATTTTGACTTTTTAAAATATTGTGAATAGATATTGGAATTTTTTTTATCATTTATTGGATAATATGGTATTCTCCCCCTCTCATATTTTAAAGGATATTCTCTACTGATAACAGTTTTTTCTGTGACAATTTTTTCAAAATGTTTATGTTCATATACCCTGGTGTAAGGAACATCCTTATCACAGTAATTAAAAACTGCATTTCCTTGATAGTTTACTGTATCTAAAATCTCTTCATCAAAGCGTAGTGATCTATACTCAAGTTCCCCATACTCATATCCAAAGAATTCATCTATACATCCAGTATAAACAACTTTATGTGCTAATGAATTGAAGTAATCTCTATCTTTAAAATAATCTGCGTTTGTACGAACTTCAATATTATCTAACATATTTTTAAATATATTGGTATAACCGCCTATAGGTATACCCTGATAACGATCATTAAAATAATTATTATCAAAAGTAAATCTTAACGGCAACCTTTTAATTATGAATGAAGGAAGATCTTTAGCCTGTTTTCCCCATTGTTTTTCTGTATAATCTTTTATAAAAGTGTAGTAAATGTCTTCACCAACCAAAGATAAAGCTTGTTCTTCAAGATTTTTTGGTAAACCATGAAACCTTTGATTCTCTATAATTTCTTTAACTTTTTCTGGACTAGAAACACCCCATAACTCATAAAAAGTATTCATATTAAAGGGTAGTGAATATATTCTACTTTTAGATACTGCTTTTGGTGAATTTATATAGTTGTTAAATTCAGCAAATCTGTTAATAAAATTCCATACTATTTTATTGCTTGTATGAAAAATATGTGCTCCATACTTATGAACATTTATTCCTTCAATATTTTCAGTATAACAGTTACCACCAATATGATTTCTTTTATCAATAATAAGACAGGACTTGCCCGCATCAGTGGCAAGTCTTGCAAAAGTAGCGCCAAAGAGACCACATCCAACAATCAGATAATCATACTTCATAGGTAAAAACAAGTCCCCAAAATCTTTCCATCTGATATCCCATCTCAGGATCTATAGGACAGAATTCAGACTTTGGTGAGTCAATTGGATCTCGGAGATGCCATGGTATTGGTCCTGTGTTACCCAGAAGTTTTAATGTAAGTTCATCAGGTTCTTCTGGACTATACTCAAAGATATCAAAAATGTTTTGATAAAACTCTTTAGATCGTTTCCTGATTTGATCTCTAGAAACACAGAACTGTGCTCCAGAACCAAATTTAAATGTCTTTAAGTTTTCTGGTGGTTGATCACCAAAGACTTTCTCAAACGCATACCGTATATTTGGAAAAACTTTATGATATGGTTCACGCTCATAGTCAAAGTCTCCCTCAACAATTCTAGTAGAAATCCAGAAGAAGTCGGGAATATTTTCATTAGAGTGTAGAATGTAATTTAAATACTCATACAAATTAGGACTATGTGGATTTAATGGACCTCCTTGTAAAAATATTGTGTAGTCTGCAAGATTATCATAGTTGTTGATAATGTGATACAGATAAGTATGTGATTCTCTACCAATATTCTCTAGGCGAATAGACCCCTCAATCTCATCATCACCCTTATTGTAAACAGTGAGATAATCTTTATATTTGTTTGACCAACGCAAATCTTCGTTGTATCTTGCAACAACGATTTCTAAATAAGACTTTTCCTTATCATCAATCAAATCAGATAACATCTTGAAAAGGATTTCAGTCTTCTTCTGACTGTCAACTTCATATCCATTGTGCCACGAACAAGCATTTCTAAAGTGTAAAAACTTTCCACCACAATGCAGTTCAAATCCATATCCACCAGTCAGTTCAGGATCTTGAAGATCAATACCCTTATACTCTTCTGGATACTCAACACCAGTATCTTCATACTTCAGACCAGCACGAAGTAGTTTATATGTACCACCGCCAGTATCCAACATTTGACCATCTATAGTTTGTGGGAAAAAGTCAAACTCAATATCTTCGACAGAAGATTTCTTACAAAAGAAAAGACCTGGCCAAATATAATTAACATCTCCTCTAGATTGAAGACATCCCATGACATCATTATTAAACATCTCTTCAGTGGGATTAAAATCATCAATCAAGAACATATCATGATCCAAGAACAAACCAATACAATCATCTTCTTCAGAAAGAATTAAATTTTCATATGCCCACTTTGCAGCCTGTCCATGATAAAAACTCGGAGATCCTCCTGGTTTAGATACATGTAAATGCAGACTTGCACCATGTTTTTCACAAACTTTTTTAAAATCATCATAGTATTGTTCATCTCTAGTATCATAAGCAACGCTTATAACTAAGTCTCCTACTATGAATTTTTTTAATGATCGAATCTGATAGTCCAGAAGATCTGGACGATTAAATACACAACAAATTACTTTCGTTTTCATCTTACAACTCTATAATGAAAATTAAATGTTTTTAGATTCAAGTTTAATGATCTAAGATAATTGCCTGTTATAAACTCACCATATTTCTCTTTTAGTTTGGAAAGTCTATCTTGATCGCTATATGCTCGATTGATGATTTCAAAATTTTTTTCAGTAGATACTAAAATCATTTCATTACAATTTATACCATCATAAGGTTGGCAATACCAATAGTCCCTGTTTATTGCAACTTCATCATCCCTAAAAAAAGTCACTGGAGGAGAATCATGTATGAGTATATCAGATCTTATTCTAAAATACAAATCATACCCACTCTTAAAATACTGATCAACAACTCTTTGCATTTTATAATATTGTGAAGACAGACCCTTCTGATCAAAAGGACTTAATTCCATAATTTTATTCATCTTTTCAGATGTTTCTACTTCACCAATACTCTTTACATTAAATGAATTAAAGTAACTATCAATAGTTTTTTTAGTTACTTCAGGAACTTCATAATTTTTTGGGCGGAAGTGCCACCCATCATTAATTCTTTCAACCCTATCCCGAGCATCCCAGAAAGAATAAAATACATCAATCTCACATTCAGGATATCTATCCCTAAGCATTTCAATATTTTTATGAAATCCATAAAAAAGAGTTCTTACCTTTCCAGAAATATAAAGTGCAATTTTCATAGACTTTCAAGAATACTTTTTACCATATACCCAAGACCTTGCTCTCTTTCCATACTAGTCATCTGTTCACCAGAGGTTAAATGGTCCGATACTGTATTAACTGACAGTGCCTTCTTACCAAAACGGTTAGCAATACTATAAAGTACATGAGTTTCCATATCAACTGCAAGAACACCCATCTCAGATAGAGGTTTATACCAATTTTCATCTGGTTGATAAAAGTAATCATTGGACACCATCTGCCCAACATACGCTTTGGTATTTATTTTCATGTATTGCTGGAGCATCTGATAATCACAACAAGGTGATAACTTAAATCCAGGAGCAAGTCTTTCAGTCATTGCATTATCAGTTGCAGCAGTCATTGCAACTACAACATCCCCAACTTTCAATTGTGGTGCAATACCACCACAACTACCAACTCTTACAATACTTTGAACACCATAGATATTAAAAAGTTCATGTGCATAGATTCCAAGACTAGCTTGTCCCATTCCACTTGCTTGGACAGATATTTTTTTATCCTTATAAATTCCAGTGTATCCAAGACAATTACGAACTGAATTAACTTGAATTACCTGATCTAAAAATGTTTCTACAATCCATTTTGCTCTCAATGGATCACCTGGCATCAATACTGTGCTGGCATAAGCATCTTTTTGTGCTTCAAGATGTGGAGTCATTATTAATTATTTGATAAACTTCTTTCCAATTTTTTACACGAAGTCCAGTCCATTCTTTATTGTATGGATGATCCATGATGATGCTATTTAGACCCACTCTTAGACCAGATTCCGCATTACTAACAGAATCTTCAATCCAATAATACTTCTTATCTTTATATCTATCAAAAAGATATTGCTCTTTCCCAACAGTAAAATCTAGGGCACAATCAATAAAGTCAAAAACATCACCAAACAAATGAATCAAATTGTCCTTTCTTAATTTCTGAGCATACTTATCTTTATCAAGACAACTTATAACCTCAAACTTCCAACCAAGTTCATTTAATTTCTTTACATACTCAACAGAGTCCCGAAATGCAGGAATAAATCCTACACAACCAGACTCGTTGAATCTCTTTATTTGTAAATATGCTTCCTGTTCAGTGATACCAAAACGCAAAGTTTGAGTGTAATGATTAGATGTATTCTCTACTCTCTTGTATCCATGTTCACCCATCCACACATCAAAAGCATATGCCCAATCAAGAAGAACGCCATCACAATCAACTATTATCCGTTTATCCATTTGTATATTTGATCCCAAGTTCCGAGGTCAACATAATCTTCAACTTCAATTGCTCTAGAGTTATATAGAGGTGTGTTTTTAATCTCACCAACCAACTGTCGATGATTGAGAGTTGATTTCTCCATAAACTCAATACACTGAGTAAACACTCTTTTTCTAAAAGCAAATGCTGTCCAGAAAGCATTAAATCTAGAATGATTCTCCTGAGGTTTATCTTCATACTCTTGAACCAGATCGTTATTAATACACAAAGCTCCTTTGGTTCTTAACATATCAGGACTACTCTCGCGCTTATAGAAGAAGGTAAATCCAGTTTCATTAAGACTATCGCTGACAAGATCCAGAATATCCTGAGAAGACTTCATCTTCATAAAAGTATCTGGAAGAAGAACCAGATTCTTTTCACCAAATAAGTGACTGGCACTCTTGATTGATCCTGTATATTCTATCTCTGCTGGATTGAAGTAAGTAAAAGAGATATTGTATCTGGACTTATATCTGCTCAAATACTTAATAAGTTCAGTTTTGTTTTCGTTGAGTGTAACGACAAACTCAACATCTCTTCGCCCGTAGTTAGAGAATAAATCAAAACTATAATCAATTAAAGATTTATTCTTTTCAATAGAATGAATCTCTTTTGGATATGGTAAAGATAATCTTGTTCCTTCACCAGCACAAGGAAGAATAACAGTGAGATTAGACATTTTGTGTTGCAACCCACTCTTCAAGTTTTACAGATGGTTGCCATCCAAAAGTTTTACAAAGTTTTTGATTATTAGCAAGACTTAAACGCGCTTCTGCTGGGCGTGGTGGAATATTTACAGTATTATCTGAAATCATTGCAGCAAGATCATTTACAGAATAATTTACACCACAACCGACATTATAAACTTGTCCAAATGCATCCTCTTCAGGATTACTAATTGCTGCCATGATATTAGCATTTACAACATCACCAACGTATGTAAAGTCCCTACGTTGCTCCCCATCACCCACAATTGTTAAAGGTTCACCAGCAGCACGTTGTCTCAAAAAGATCCCTACAACAGGCGCATACTGCCCTCTGAGAGGTTGACGTTCTCCATATACATTAAAGTATCGGAAGATAACAGTAGGAAGTCCATATAAATCTGTATACATTGAACAAAGTTTTTCTCCATTTGTTTTGGATATTGAATATGGATTCAAACAATCATCGGGTTGAGTCTCCACATTAGGAAGTTCATTTTTCAATCCATAAGCAGAAGAAGTGGAAGAATACATAACACGTTTTACACCAGCCTCTCTTGCACACTGAAGAACTGTACATGTTCCAACAGAATTAATACTTACCGCTTCAATGGGATTTTTAATAGCAGGTTGAATACGTGCTTCTGCAGCAATATGAAACACATAGTCTACTCCATCATAGAGAGGACGTGTGTTTTCATAATCACGAATATCATACTGATAGTTTGATACTTTTTCACTCTCATTCCAATAAAATTGATCATGAGCATCAGAGTACTCATTATCAATTACAACAACTTCATGACCGAGTAAAAGAAGACGGTCTACAAGATTAGATCCAATAAAACCTGCGCCGCCAGTTACTAAAGATTTCATACAATTCGTTCTGGTAAAAAATAATTTGAATAATATTTAAAACATTCACTAGTTGGATATGACGTTAATTTTCCCCGCGTTCCATTTGAACTAGATTGACAAAATAGGGGAGAATCAAAACTATAGACATTGTAATGTTTTTGAACATCAGTAAATCCAACGTCTATATATCCTTCAGTCTTAAATTGGTGATATGCTATTTTTGTACATACTGACACATACTCATCAGATAAGTATAGAATAGCATGAGTACCCAGCATATTATACACCCTTAACATATCATCGTCAATAATATCATATTGAACAAAAGGACCAGAGTGTCCATTCATTCTACCCCAAGATGATATTCCAAGATATACCGCATCTGCATCATCTGGAAAACATATTTGTGGATCGAAATCATAAACTTCAGCATCATCCTCGATAATGATGAAAGGTGGATCGATCTCCTTTAATGCATTGTGATGAGCCATAGAACATCCACCTCTATTCCCAGATGAATGTAAAAATCCAGGAGACCTGATAATATTTTTAAATCCTAACTCACCTAAAGATTTTTCTATCTTTTCTTTTTTATCAACATCTTTATCCAAATTGATGTAGATTATTGGTATCTCTCTAAGATCTAAGCTCTGCATGATTTTTCTTAAGTGCAATAATTGTAGGATTTTTATAAGGATACTGTTGTGATCCTATAAACTCCTCAGCAAAACAATAGTTTGGATTCAATGAAAGGGTGGGTGGATTATCAATCAAATATCGATTCATTTGAGATTCATCGTGCCATAAGGCAATCACATCATTTCTCAAATCTTCATTAACTCTATCAGCAATAACTTCCGCCATGGCAATAAAATTTTTAGTTTTTCCACCATTAAATCCGCCAGCATAGTAATATTCACCCTCTTCACCTTCAGGAACATACGCTAAGCATTTAGGATTTCTATCATAAGATCTTTTTTCCTTTGGATAAAAAGATTGATAAGGATGCATTGTTGCAACTAAATCATCAAGAATTTCTTCTCCAACAGGTGCATCAATTCTCATATCAGCATCAAGGTAAAAACAATAGTCATGTTCAAGGATAAAATCTTTCTCTTTGACAAAATAATTATATCTTTTCAAAGTTGGTATTGGCCAAGGCTCGTGTTCTATTTGATGAACACGAACATTGTCAGAAGTTTCTACTTCATGATCAGTAAATAAAAGACAATTTACTTCTGCTTCTGGAATAAATTTTTCTGCAATATCACTATAAAGCTTCTCAACAAAACGGAGATACTTATTCGTAGCAATTGTTAAAATACAAATTTTCATTTTTTCTCATATAATTTTCCAATGTTCACAGTATATATCATCAGTGATATAACCCTTTAATGAACCACCAAACCAATTTGAAGGTGCTATAGTTTTTTTACTGTTAGATAACCATGATCCCCACCAAGAAAAAGTAGAATTGCATATAATGTGATAACTACACATTGTCATTAAACACATATCAACAAAACAATTATTGGATTCAGAAATTAAAAATCTATCTCCAGAAAATATCTGTTGTTTTTTTGCCCACTGAACATCGTCAGTAAAAACTAAAACTATATTATCTTTAGGAAGAAGATCTAATGCATTTATATAATATTCAATGTCTTGTACTGGATGATTTGGATTTGTAACATAATCATCTCTTCTAATATGGAGAGAAATAACATCAGATGACTCTAAAGAATCAAACAAATCTTTAGATGGATTAAAAATTTCTGGAATAAAAGTAAAATCTTTTTTTATTTCATTCCCAATATGTTTAAAATATTTTTCACTTTGAAAATATCCATAAAAATCAATATTATCTTTTGGTGGATTTTCAAAAAGATCTTTATCAAAATGAAAATGTTTTTCCTGAAATATCTTATATGAACTTATTTTTCTATCACAAGTTAGATTAAAACATTCGTCAAATCTACTGCGAAGATTATATCTAGATCCAAATGTTTCTGGTGGAGCTATTTTAAATGGTCTGGAATGTTTGTTGGATATACCCTTTAAAAAAGAATACTGGAACATCTGATTACCAAGATGTCCCAGATTACCAATATGATTAAATGAAAAGCTCATAATAGAGAAAAAATATCGCTAAGTAAATTTATTTCTTGTTCTCCAATAAAATGATTATTCCCCAAGTAAATTCCATTATAATGAACCTTATCAACATTAAGTTCTTTTTTCTGTGTGGTTATAGAATAATCTTTTAGGAATGGTTGCTTGAGTAAATTTCCACCAATAATAGGACGGTGTTCAATACCATTTTGATCAAAAACTTTTCTCAACCTATGAGCATACCTAACGTCCTTACAAATAATTGGAAAGCAAAAATTACTCACTCCCTCATGATACTTAGGTACATAGAATAAGTTTGGATACTTTTCCAACAAAGAAATAAACATTAAATAATTTTCATTTCTTTTTTCAATATATGAATCAAGTCTCTTCAATTGAGATAGTCCAAGAACTGCACTAAGTTCATCATTTCTAAAATTATATCCATCAGTGACAAATAAAAATTGTTTAGAAATATCTGGATACATCTCTTTATATCGATCAAACATTTCAGATTCCCTTGCAAGACCATGAGAACGTTTGATTCTCATCAAATCATATAGTTCATAATTGTTAGTGGAAACTATTCCACCTTCAATTGTAGACATATGATGTCCAAAATAAAAACTAAAAGTTGCTCCAATACTATCAGATCCTACTTTAGTTCCATCAGGATTTTTACATCCATGAGACTCGCATACATCATCAATAATTAAAGCATTTGGAAATAATTCAGAATACTTACTACTATTTGCAGGAAATCCTATCAAATGTGTTGTAAAAATTAATTTAATATCTGGATGTTCTTTTGCAATGTACTGCAAATCTTCTTCACAAAAACTAAAATTATTCAAATTAATATCACAAAAAATTGGTGTAAATCCCAACTGAATAACTGGAGCAATATTTGTTACCCAAGTATCTGCGGGTACCAATACTTTATCACCATCTTTTAATCCATAATATTCTTTTACTGATGCCAGTAAAAGATAATTTGCGGTACTTCCAGAAGAAACAAACAATGAATGTTTACAACCCAACCAATTTGACCATTCCTTCTCAAAACTCCTAACTTTCCCACCATTAGTAAAACGATCAGAAGTTAATACAAACTTTGCTAGATTATACCTATCACCTAAGGTGATATTATTTTTCATCAAAGGCCACTTAAATTGCATTTTTCTTATACCAATCGTATGTTTGTGAAATTCCATCAGATAAACTAATTTTTGGAGTCCAACCAAGATTCTTTATAATATCAACATTTAAAACTTTTCTTGGGGTTCCATTTGGTTTTGTTATATCCCAATCAATATCACGATTATATCCAACAATACTTGAAGTCATTTCAGCAAGTTCTCTAATCGTTATATCTTCACCTGTACCAACATTTATATGATCAGGTTTATCATATTTTTTCATAGCAACATAACATGCCTCTGCAAGATCATCTACATGTAAAAACTCTCTTTTAGCAGATCCATCTCCCCACATCTTTACTTCATAATATTCGCTATGAGAAATTGCTTTATGAAACTTAGCAATCATTGCAGGTAAAACATGAGAAGTTTTTAAATCAAAATTGTCATTAGGACCATAAAGATTTGTGGGCATCAAAGAAATTGCATTAAACCCATATTGTTGAGCATACGCTTGACACATTTTCACACCAGTGATCTTAGCAATAGCATACCCATCATTTGTAGGTTCAAGAGGACCAGATAACAATTGATCTTCTGTAATTGGTTGGTGTGCATACTTAGGATAAATGCAAGAAGATCCTAAGAAAAGAAATTTCTTAACGCCAAATTTGTGAGAGTATTTAATTAAATTAGTTTGTATCTCTAAATTATCTGTAATAAAATCTGCTTTATATTTTTTATTTGCCATGATGCCACCAACTTTAGCAGCAGCATCAAAGACATATTCTGGTTTATGAGTTTTAAAAAAATGAGAGGTTTGAATTTGACTAGTCAAATCAACTTCATTTCTAGTTATAGGAATAATATTTGTATATCCCTTTTCTTTTAAATTTCTAATGATAGCAGATCCAACCATTCCGTTGGCACCTGCAACTACAATTTTAGAATTACTGTCCATAGATACACATGTCCTCAATCAGTTCATCAAAAGAAATTTTAGGTTCCCATCCTAATTGTTTTTTAGCTTTTGAAGCATCACCAAGTAGTGTTTCTACTTCAGCAGGGCGAAAATATTTATCACTAACTCTAATTACAGTTCTCTTAGTATTTTTATCAATACCAACTTCATCAAGTCCTTCACCTTCCCATACAATATTCATACCAAAATAAGGAGCAGCCTTTTCAACAAATTCCCTAACTGAATATTGCTGCCCAGTTGCAATAACATAATCATCAGCAGTTTCTTGTTGAAGCATTAACCACATTGCTTCAACAAAATCTTTAGCGTGACCCCAGTCACGCATGGCATTCAAGTTTCCGAGATTAAGTACGTCCTGTTGCCCAACTGAAATTCGTGAAAGTCCTCTAGTGATTTTTCTCGTGACAAAAGTTTCTCCTCTTCTAGAGGATTCATGATTGAAAAGAATTCCAGAACTTGCATGTAGTCCATACGATTCTCGGTAGTTTCGGACAATCCAGTATCCGTATACTTTTGCAACTCCATAAGGCGATCTTGGATAGAAGGGTGTTTTTTCACTTTGTGGTATTTCTTGAACTTTACCAAACATTTCAGATGTTGATGCTTGATATATTCTAGTTTTAGATTCCATTCCCAATAGGCGAACCGCTTCCAAAATACGAAGAGTTCCTAGCCCATCAACCATTCCTGTATATTCAGGAATCTCAAAAGACACTTTTACATGACTTTGAGCACCTAAATTATATATTTCATCTGGTTGTACTAATTGAATAACACGAACAAGATTAGTAGAGTCTGTTAGATCACCGTAATGTAATTTAATACTATCATAAATGTGATCGATTCTATGGGTATTAATGAGAGATGCTCTCCTAACAATTCCATGAACTTCGTATCCTTTAGACAAAAGAAGTTCTGCTAGGTAAGATCCATCTTGCCCAGTAATACCAGTAATTAAAGCAACTTTCATAACTAAAATTTAATTATATCTTTTACATAGCAGGGGACCCTATCTGGGTCCAACCATTTGGCATATTCAATATCTTCAATAGCAAGCAACATTTGATCTCCATTATCAAACAAATAAACATCAGAGTATTTTTTAGTATACTCGTTTGCTTTTTGCATACGAAAATCAGGATTTCCATTTAACTGAATGTATCCTTTTTGAACAAATCGATAAGGAAATCTTTCATGAATAATGGTAGTTTTTACCGAAGCAACAGATTTACAATCAAGATCGTTCAAGATGCAACCTCCGCAGATTCAAGATCTTGAAAGATATATTCCATCAACATTTCATAATCATCGAGAGGATCCCCAGAGAAAACTACTCCTTCGGTCTCATAATACCGTCGAACTTTTTTATAAAGTTTGGGATTCTTCACATCAAGGAAAAAAACACCATTGGATGCATCACGAAGGATAGCAATATCTTTGGATTTGAATTTTTCAGTCAGTGCCATTGTTTTGGGTTGTTTACTAGGACAGTATAGGGTAGATATGAAATCCAGTCAAGTGTGACAAACAAAAAACTGGAATCGGGATGATAGGATTTGAACCTACGGCCACTCGCTCCCAAAGCGAGTGCTCTACCAAACTGAGCTACATCCCGAAGAAGGTCATATCATGACCTATTTTAGTTATTAAAAAACTTTAAGGATGATAGGAGGAATCTCCAGCTGATGTATCAACTTCCCTAAATCCTATTTTTCCACCCTTAGACCAATGGAGTGCAGTTGGTCCATCATAATAATAATGAAGTGTGTACTTATCGATATTTAAATTATATGGTCCATCATCCTCAAGTTCCGTCCATGTTTTTTGTCCACCACTTACTCCACCTTCAGTCAATCCACCCTCAAGAATATCAACATAAAGACCTGTTGACCATATATCAAGACTATGACCAGAAGTTAGATATTGTGTTCCAGTATCATCAGTTCTCCAACTCACGTATTGATTAGTATTATTATCTGTATCACCATAACGTTGGAGACCATTTGTTGACCCAGGAACCCATGTGCGTGTTGTTGCATTTGATGTGGAACTTTCTACTACTGTGATCTTAGTAGGAAGCACATTATATATGTTACCAGTTAAATTAGGTACTTCAATAGATCCATAATATAACACTTCTGCTGTAGTTTCACTTTCAGCAGGAATATACATCGATCCACCAGAAGCAAAAGTGGTTGTTGGATTTGTACTTATCCCTGTTGCAAATTTTTCAGTAAACGCTTGATTAGGAGTACCATAAACGTAGAAATTAATATCTGCCATTGTTTTTTAGAAAAAAATAATTATCAATGTATGTGTACTTTATTTAGATGCTTCTTCCCAATCTTTTTGAAAAATTTCAAGTCCTTTTTCAGTTAAGATGTGATCATACATTTTCCAAAAAACTTTTGGTGGTAGTGTACAAATATTTGCACCAGCATCAAAACATCTACCAACATGGTGAACATCTCTCAGAGAAGCAGCAAGAACTTCAGTGTGAACGTTTTGTACAGAATATGTGTGACTTATAGCCTGTACTAGAGCAACTCCAGAAAACGAATTATCATTCAATCTACCAACAAAAGGAGAAACATATCTTGCACCTGCTTTTGCCGCAAGAATTGCCTGTGAAACAGAGAAAACAAGAGTTACATTTACAGGAATTAAATCTTTAGAAAGGTGATAACATGCTTTTAATCCTTCAACTGTACATGGTACTTTGACAGTAACGTTACTTAAATTCTTAAAATCTTGTGCCTGTTCAACCATCTCCTCCCAAGTATCTGCAACTACTTCTGCAGAAATTGATTTAAGTTTTGGAAAGAGATGTGACATCTCTTTAATTACCTCTACAGGATTTCTACCACTCTTTTTAACCAATGTTGGATTTGTTGTGACACCATCAATTAATCCAGTGTCATATCCTTTCGCAATTTCAGATAAATCTGCAGTATCTAAAAAAATCTTCATTGTATCTTCTAAATTAGTATGCATTACTAAGACCCCAATATATCAAAGTGGTTATAGAACCAAAAATAAGTAAAAAATTAATGAACGTCTTTTCCATTTATATATGCTCTTATTATTTGTCTTTTAACAGGTTTTCAATTTTTCTTCTCATGTCTTCAGATCTTTTCTTTTCTCTTTCAGTATGACGGTATCCATGCTTCTCATGAAAAATAGCGTGTCCTTGGCAAAACATAGTTACACCAAAGACTAACGCTAAAACTATACCAATCCATTCAATTACAAGTGTATATTGATCCATGGCAGTACTGGTGGTATTACTCCAATAAGTCGAAGGAGACCTTCAGCAAAAAGTGCAAGAACAACCCAACCAACACACATACTGATAATTGCAGCATTACGATTATGTTTTCGTATGGCATCATCAATCATCTCCTGGCACTCTTCTTTAGTGATATAATGTTCTGGTCTAATTTCAGTCATTCGGTGCGCCATGAGAAGGAGTTTGACCCATTAGTTTATCTATAGGGTCTGGACCTCCAGATAGTATAGCACAGGCTCTTTTGTAAAAGAAGTTATCAGTATTTCCTGATGCTTCAAACGTTGCCTTTATCTTCACCCAATTGTTGTAGGTGTGTTCGTCCATGCAATTTTCCTAAACTACATACTAGCTATATTAGTCAATAGTTCAAATGTGTCAACTTTGTGTTGAAAATAACAAAGTGTTTAAGAAAATATTAAATTACCAACTACTACCCCACGATTTTTTAGGCATCTCTTTTGCAAGATAATCATACACAGAAGAATCACAATATCTAAATGCAACCGATGTTCTCAATCTTGTAGTTTTAGTATTCGGAGATTGTCCCATATGTTTCCAATCAGAAGAAAATAAAATTCCACAATTTGAACTATATTCAAAATATTTCAATTCTTTAGTTTCTGGATTTTGAATAATAAACTCACCACCATGTAAAGAATTCCATTCTTTTGATGTAAAAAGAACAAATGTTATTGCATAATTTTTATCTCTAATATCAGAATGAGGTTCTCCATGTTGATTTGCAGTCTGTCCATTGACATGAAAATTAAATAACATTAAATTATTGTCATATATTCTCATCAAATTTAATCTAATAATTGATCCAATTTTATAATAAAACAAATCGTTTTTTATTTCTTGTGGATCTTTACCCCAGAAAACAGATTCTTTATCTTTTTTAGTAGATAAATTACTTAAGAACCAACCATCACTATCAACATATTTTGAAAAATCGGAAAATAATTTATCACTTAAAACATTTCTTATATAAAGAGGTTCCATTATTCTCCACAATAAAACGGAAGGTGGGAGAGTCGAACTCCCAAGGGCTTTAACACCTCAACGCTTTTCAAGAGCGGTTCCGTCACCAATCGGATTGACCTTCCTTATCTAGTTTCAAAGTTCATTTTACGAACTTTACGCTTTCTTCTTTGTTCTTGCCACTGAATATCTTGTTGTGACAAAACTGTTTTTTTATTTTGTGATTGATATGAGTTTAACATAACAACCTCACTTAAGTCAACTGCAGAAACTCTATCACCACGAATCGTTGCCATATTAGGGCAACCACAAGTCACCGTTTTATTCTGATGCCCCTCTAACTCCTTACCACAGGAGCGGCACCTAATCTTTATGTTTTCCATTGGACAATATAATGTGTTCCCTACTTCAATTAGGAATGTTTGACTTATTTATAATGGGCGATACTGGAATCGAACCAGTGACTTACCACTTGTAAGGAGGCCACTCTACCGCTGAGTTAATCGCCCTTATGTTCACATTGTAGCATATACTCTACGGTTTTGGCAACATCTTCCATTGCATCACGTAGATCTGGGCGTTGTCCTGCTTCCATTCTGCGTTCATCCCTTTCATCAGAAAGCGTCCAACGCCATTGA